CTCTGATGTTTTAAGGAACTCTTTTATGAGAGCTGGGAACGTAAAGGTCTCCGAAGGTCCGGCGGGATATACGATAAGAGACAACGACACCGTTACTTCTCTCACCCCGGTTTATTCAGATTAAAAATAAGATCCTATAGGGTCGCGCTCCGGCGTTGATGGAAACGCTAACGCGGGAAAGAGGGCTCGCCTCTTGCAGGTGGGAAACCTCGCCCGCGCCATAGTCCTAAAGGCCACGGGGAGCCGGAATCGAGTCCGGCGAGCGCGTGAATTTAAAAGAAGTCAACCGCCCGACTATAAACGGCGAAGGCCCCGAAGGGAGCTTGAGTACTCCCGACGGGGTTTTTTATTGACTCCCGCCCTCCCTTCCCGCATCCTCGGGATATGAAGCCGAAAGAACGAAAAACGAAACCCGAGAAGAACCCGAAGAACCTGAAGGAGCTCGACCCAGAGAAGAGGGTCGTCGAGCTTCAGAAGCGGCTCCTCGACGCGAACGCGCCCGTCCTAACCGACGAGCCGGACGAGCTCGCAGAGCTGGTAGGGACGAAGAAACCCCAGGTGGGGGGGCATAAGAAGGGGCCGACGCGGACTAACAAAACCTTGCGCTTTAAAAACGAGCTCCTCCGAGCCCTCGTTAAACATAGGGGCGTCGTCTCGATGGCATGCGCCGAAACGGGGATTACCCGAACGACCTTTTATGCCTGGTGTAAAACCGACTCTGCCTTCGAGGAAGCGGCGATGGGAGTCAAGGACGTCGCCCTCGACTTCGCCGAGAGCCGACTCTTCTCCGCGATGGGACGGAACCGGGCCGAAGGCGTTACTGCAACGATCTTCTACCTCAAGACCCAAGGGAAGCGCCGAGGCTACATCGAGCGGAACGAACTGACGGGAGCCGACGGGGAGCCACTCGGGTTCTCGACGGCCGCCGCGGTAGCTCAGAAGGTGGCGAAGATGACTCCGGAGCAAAGGGCCGCCCGACTCCGAGAACTCGCGAAGGAAAAGAATGAATCGAAGACTCCTCGATCTTGACCGGGAGGAGCTCATCCTTCGGGAGCTCGAGGCCATCGACGCCGCTCGAGAAACCCTTCGAGCCTTCACCCTCTACACCAAACCCGATTACATCTTTAATTGGCATCACGAGATCATCATCCGAGCGCTCGAGCGCCTCCTAGCGGGGATCATTACGCGGCTCGTCATATCGGCCCCGCCGCGTCACGGAAAGTCGGAGCTCGTCTCTCGTCGCTTCCCCTCTTACGCCCTCGGAAAGAACCCAGACCTGCAAGTCATCTCGACGTCCTACGCCGCGAGCCTCGCTTCGAGGATGAATAGGGACGTTCAAAGGATCATCGACTCCGACCGCTACCGGCTCTTATTTCCAGATACCCGCCTCGGAGGGGACAACGTTCGGAACGACGCGCGCGGGGGCTGGCTTCGGAACTCAAACCTCTTCGAGATCGTCGGCCGACGGGGAATCTATCAGTCTGCCGGGGTAGGGGGGCCGATAACCGGAACCGGCGGCGACCTGATCATCGTCGACGATCCCGTTAAAAACTGGAAGGAAGCGAAGTCGAAGGTCGTTAGGAAAGCGATTTGGGAGTGGTACACTTCGACCCTTTGGTCGCGCGTCGAGGACTCGAAGAAGGACGGTCGAGAGGGAAAGATCTTAATCTGCATGACTCGATGGGACGAGGAAGATCTCGCCGGGATGGTTCTCGATAAAGCTAAGAAAGACGAGGGCGCGGAACAATGGGAATACATCAACCTCGAATCGATAGCCGAGACCCCTTCGGATCACGACCCGCGAGAGATGGGAGAGCCACTCTGGCCCGAAAAGATGAGCTTAAAACGCCTCGAGCGCGCGCGCGCTCAGGACCCTCGGGTCTTCAGCGCCCTATTTCAAGGGAAGCCGTCTCCTGAAGGCGGGAAGATCTTCGACCCGAAAGGATGGAAATATTATCAAGTCCTGCCGAAGAAGTTCGACCGGATGATTCAGTCGTGGGACTTTTCATTTGAGGAGGGAGACTCAAACTCCTTCGTCGTCGGGCAGGTCTGGGGGAAGGTTGGGCCTTACGCTTACTTGATCCATCAGTTTAGGAAGCAGGTCGGATACACCGATTCGAGGAAGGCGATCTTAATGGTCTCGGAAATGTTCCCGAAGGCCTTTAAGAAGATCGTCGAAAAGAAGGCGAACGGTCACGCGATCCTTAACGCCTTAAAGGGGAAGGTCCCGGGCTTAACGCCTAAGACTCCGGATGGCTCGAAGCCAGCCCGCGCCTCTACGGTATCTGACCTCGTCAACGGCGGGTTCGTCTGGCTCCCTCACCCGTCGATTGCCCCGTGGATCGTCGGCTACGTCGACGAACATTCTCGATTTCCGGGGGACTTCGATGACCAGGTCGACGGGACGACCCAGGCCCTCGAGGAGCTCTTCGGAAAGAATACCGATCGACTTAAGAACCTCCTCGGCGAAGACTTCTCTGCTTAAAACCCGCCTTGCGCCTCACCGCCTTTTCAGATAAAAGAAACGAATGGAAAACTCAACCCTTGCCGTGACCCCCACTAAGTCGTTGACCTCTTGGCCTAAAGCCTTTCGCCGCGACGGTTGGAAGAACATCTTAACTAACCTAGGCGTTAAGAATCGGGATAAGCGAACCGGATCTCGCGTCACTTTTACATTCTTAACCCGCCAGGACGCCGACGATTTTTACGGCGGAGACGACGTCGCAGAGAGGATCGTCGACCGACCCGCCGAGGAGATGATGAGAGAGGGGTGGAAGACTACGGCTCCGGGCCAGCAGGAGCTCACCGAAAAGATGGGCGCGGAATTCGAGCGCCTCGGGATATATAAAAAGATCGAGCAGGGCCTTAAGTGGGCTCGCCAATATGGGGGCGCAGGGATGATCGTCGGCCTCAAAGACGGCCTGACACCAGACCAGCCGGTCGATTTTTCTAAGATCGAAGCGGTCGAATATTTAACCGTCCTCGACTGCCATCGTCTCGTCCCTTACGACTCTACGGGCGCGATCGACTTAGACGTCACCTCGAGCAACTTCGGGCGGCCGACTTACTATAAAGTTGAGAACCTAGGGACGACGACCTCGCAGCTCTCTAAACTCGCGAACGAGGCCGGGGACGTTAAGATTCATTGGTCTCGGATCGTTCGGTTCGAAGGGCGGGAGGTTCCCTGGTATTATAAATCTACTTTAAAGTGGTGGGGAAACTCCGTCCTCGCGAAGCTCTATAACCCCGTGCGAAACTATCAGGCGTCGAACGACTCAGCGGCTTTGATCGTCGAGGACTTCTCGCAGATGGTCATTAAGCTTAAGAACCTCTCCGACATGATCGCCGAGGGGGACGAGAAGGTCGTTCAAAAGAGGCTCGAGCTTTTAATGGCGACGAGCTCGATCGTCAACGGGCTCGTCATAGAAGAGGGGGAGGAGATCGAGAGGAAGTCGACCTCAGTCGCCGGTCTTCCCGATCTTTTAAAGATGATAAACGCCCGCCTCGTCGCGGCTACCGACTTACCTCACACCGTCCTGCTCGGGGAGTCTCCTTCGGGCCTAGGCGCGACCGGGAACTCCGAGAAAAAAGACTGGTACGACCACATAAAGAATAAGCAGGAGAGCGACCTTCGCCCGATAGCTATGCAGATCACGCTTTTCCTTTTAGCTTCGAAGAAAGGTCCGGCCGGAGGAAAAATCCCGGCAAAGTGGGGGATAGAATTTAATCCCCTCTGGCAGCCGAGCGAGAAGGAGATCGTCGAGACGCGAAAGATCCAAGCAGATACCGATAAGATTTACGTCGAGCTTCAAACTCTCGACAACGACGAGGTCTCCGAGTCTCGATGGGGCTCTGGAAAGTACTCATTCGAAACGACTTTAAATAAGAAGCTCCGGACCGCCATCGCCGCCCCTATCGTAGACCCGAAAGAAGATCCCGAATCGGAAGAGGACCCGATCGTCGAGCCAGTTAAAACGATTAAGGCCGTTGAGGCCGACCCGAACTCTCCGAAGCCGGACGCTCCGGTCAGCGCTCAGGAGAACCAGGTCACGAGCCCTCAAGCGGCTTTAACCGGAGTTCAAGTCACCTCAATGCTCGAGATCATCGGTCAGGTTGCCGAGGAGAAGATCCCGCGCGAGACCGGCGTCCTACTCCTTCAGGTCGCTTTCGCCCTCTCTCCGGAGAAGTCAGAGGAGGTCATGGGAGCCGTCGGGAAGGGCTTCCAGCCGAAGGTGGAGCCTAAGCCAGAAGCGCCAAACAACTTTTCTAAACCCTCGGAAAAACCAGATGCCGACCCTTCAAAGCCCCCAACTATACCGGCTTGACGCCTTA